TAAGCAACACAGTAAGCAGCCTAAGAAGATTGCAAAGAAAACACGTAGGCATCGCAAGGTATGAGAACTATAGTAGTATTTTTACTGCTGTTGATTGTTGTTTGGTTAGATAAAAAAGAAGAGGAACATATAGATGGCTAAGAAAAAAGATCCGCGTTTAGCAAGGGCAGGTGTCAGTGGTTTTAACAAGCCTAAGCGTACTCCTTCTCATCCTAAGAAATCTCACATTGTTGTGGCTAAAGAGGGTGATAAAATTAAAACAATCCGTTTCGGACAGAAGGGTGCAAAGACGGCAGGAAAGCCAAAGGCTGGGGAGTCTGATCGCATGAAAGCCAAGCGTAAATCATTTAAAGCAAGACACGCAAAGAATATTAAAAGAGGAAAGATGTCTGCGGCTTACTGGGCCGATAAAGTTAAATGGTAGTTACTTAACTACTCTTACATCTAGCCGTTCTGCTTGAGCGGCTTTATGTGATAGTTTTAAAACAAAGTCTGAATGTATTTGTAATAAATTTGTAATAATTTCTATATTTTCTTCTGCTAACTCTATGCCAGCTAACGCTGTAATAATATCAGAATTAGTTCTTAATATAATTGATAGTCTTGATTCAGGTGTAAAATATATATCTTCCATCATAAAGCCTGCAACTGCTGTTCTAAATAAGAATGTAAAGAGTCAAGCTTATAATGTCCTTCCCTTAAAATATTTCTTATATAATTTTGAGTATATACATCTGAAAAAATCTTTGTAACTTGATCTTCAGGGAGAAAACTAAGCTCAGTGCTTAGCCTCCCTTTCTCATCAATAATAACTTTAAAAGAAATAAGATTACCTTCCTTCATATTTCACACACTCCTGCAACACACGCTAAGGTTTGAGTTCCTTCAGTGTTGTCATCTAACTCTTCAATGTCCCACTCCATATCTTTAGGCATTTCTTTTAAAAGCTTTTGATACGTAGCCTTGTCTATCTTCTGGTAAGGCGCTTGCTTATAGACATGCTCTGCTTCTGGAAGGAAGCTAATGCCGCTAACGCTGTCAAAGTTTTCCCAGATCCACTGGCATACAGAGTAGAAGTTATCGTCGTTATAATAACAAGTCATAGAAGGCTTATGCTCACACCAGCTATCTTGATAGACTTTCCACAGCTTTAACTGTTCCATAGCACCCATGCTTTCTACTGTCACGGCTTTACTAGGAGCCTTCTGAGGGAAGCTAAACACCCAGTTAGAGCTGTTCATTACGTCTTCTTCATGAGGGAAACCTGCATCAATCATGGCTGTAGCAAGAGGATCTTTTTTGTCTGCTCGTACAGTCCTGATGTAGTACTCACTGAAGCGAGGATGAATACCGCTGGCACTGTCAGTCAACTGAGATACAGTACCTGAAGGCTTAACACAGGTAATAGCAGCAGATTGATTAATACCCAGCTTGTTAGCCCACTCTTTATTAGTCTCTACTGCAACTTCCCTAAGAGTCTCTAAAAGTCTTCCTAGTGCAGCCTCACCCGTCGAGCCGTTTGTAAGCTTACAGTCCATAATGCCTGTCATAGATACACCAAGCAACGCTTCTTCTTCTGTATTCTTTTTCCAAATGTTACGTAGGTAACGGAAGTCAGTCATAGTGGCTTGTAAAGTACCAAGGATTGTAGCTGTGCGTACCTTTTTCTTAAGTGTTTGAAGTGTATCATCTTCTCGTACAACAACCTCAGACAGGTTACAGAACTGATAAGGACGTAAGATAATCTCAGAACAGGGATTAGTACCAAACTTAAATGAGGCATCTCTACGCTCATTACGTGCTGCTACTTTCTGTGCTGCAATACGGCTAAAGATACCACGCTCACCAGACTTAGAATCATATAGTCGCTTCATTTCAGAAGAGTATGTATCAAAGTCAGGCTTCTCAGAGTATACAGCACTATTGTTTGCTAAGGCTCGTTGACCGTTACCTAAGTACCACTCACCATTCTTAGCGTTAGCCATACGGTTGTCAGTAACATTACTCAGGCTGATGAGGGCTGACCTACGTACACCACCTACAACAACAATATCTGCAATCTTACATACTAAGTCATGACACTCTAGTGACGTTAGCTTACGGCCTGCTGCTAGTTTAAATAAATCAACAGTAAAATTAAATAGATCTGCTAAAGGCTGTGGGCCACTGGCTCTGCCTCCAAATGTCTTGAGCCTAGCTCCTGCTGGACGTACCCTAGTAAGATCACACTTAGGTATCTTACCGGCGTACAGAAGGCTTATAAGCTCTCTGAAGGCGCTTGCCCATCCTACCTTACTGTCGGATACAACAACAGTAGAGTCTGTCTCATGAAAACTGTCAGCAACTTCTGGAAGGCTATTTACATAGTCACGCTCTACACTAAAGCCTACGCCTGTACCACATAATAGAATGTACATTAGCTCGTCAAAGGAACGGGGGCTGTCAATAGGAAGATAAGAACAATTAAACCCTGCTACATTGTCACGGTGTAATGCTGCTCCTGCTGTCATCATACAACGCATAGACGGCATTACTTCTTGTTTAGTAATAGATTCAAATAGCTCCTCAGCTTCTGAGTCTCCAAGCTGATTACGCTCGACAAAGAAAGCAAGGTAACGATTAACTGTTTCTCCCCATTCTTCACGACGTTTTTCTTCATCCATGTAACGTGCATATCTACTCTTGTGTATGTATTGTTGATACTGATCCATCATAAACTCCTAAATCTCACCAAAAAATTTAATTAAAACTATAACCGAAACTATATTTACACTTATAATAATTAATTCTTCGTAAATAATTTTGCTTGCTTTTATTTGTGTGTCTATAGGAAAATGTAAAGCAAACTTTAAAAAAATAAACAAATCATTTATAAGATAAAACAATAAACCCGCAATAGCTAAAACAGCAAAGTAAAAATAACTAGTTATAAAATAAAGTATAGAACAAATAAGACCTAATAGAGATGTAATTACTGTTATGTCATTGGGTAAAACTTTTAAAAAATAAGGAATAAGTTTCATTATAAATCCTTTAAAATATTTTTATATTCTTCTAAGGCTAGTTCTTCTTTTTTAATTTTTATAGAACTCTTAGAATTTTTAATCTTTTTTGTTTTAACCTTTTTACTATATTTAGTCCTCCTTTCATTTTTTAAATCAAGATAATTTTTATCCATTGTCTTTTAAAACCTGCATTAATTTATCTTCGTACCACTTTGCTTTTTGTAGATCCTCTAGTCCGTTTTTGTACGGATAACGCCAACGATACTTTAGACTGTTTCCTCGTAAATAACCAACAAACTCTTCGTGGCTTAACATTGCGTTTATTCCGTCTATACATTCTATATCCCCCTTGTTGTAATGCTTAGGCTTATTAACATTGTCCCACTCTTGAGGTGTTGCATTATCAATACTAACTTTCTTTTTAGTATGCTGTTTCATTTCCATTCCTCCGGAAAAGTTTTTTCTGAATACCATTTAATTTTATTATTCTCTGACCATTCTGAGTGAGTCAATTTGGTTCCATCTTTGCGAGGACGCGAACGAGGCATCGGAGCAAAGGGGGAAGCAAAAATAAATACCAACTCTACATCTTCAGGTAATATTTTTTTAATCCATAAGTACTTACTGTACTCTGCATAATCCCAGAATCTTCCTTTAGCTTCTAACAATATTTTTTTACCGTCAATAATTTTTATAAAGTCAGGATTATAAACATGCTCTACTATGTAAGGAACTTTTTCTGAGTGAGCTTCCCAGCTCTTTAAAATAGATTTGTGTAACTTAGCTTCCCATTTTGAATCATAACCTTTAGGTATATTAGATTCTCTTGGCCTAACTTTTCTAGGGCTTCGCTTAGGCATTTTCTACATCTCTTAAAGTAATACTTTCTAACTTATAATTTCTTTTTAAAAGTTTTTTAATTCTTTTTCTTACCCACCTATAAGTATAAGCATTTAACCGTCGTTGACCCATAGAAGTATAATACTTTTCTGTAGGAATCATACTTAACTTTTCAGCTTTTGAAATTTCATTTTCAGGTAAAATATTTTCTAGCCACTCAAATAAAATATAAAAAACTTTTTGATTTATCTTTTGCTTTTTACTTTTCATAACCATACTTCAGGCACCTTGGGTTCACTAACTACTTTAGTTAAATATGTTAAACCTTTTGAATACTGAAATACTCTAAGGTTAGGATAACACCTAAATTTATGGGGACAATAACCGCAGTTTTTAGGAAGCTTTAAGTTACCAGCTTTTCCTTCAGCTACAGGCTCATAACATTTTTCAGGCGGCTCGTTTTCTAACAGTGAATTTTTAATTTTAGTAATTAAATTATAGCTGTTAGGTTTATCTAGCTCATCAGGTTTATACATTACAAGCTCACCCGACTCTTTATTAATAACTAAAAATCCTCCTTGATTTGTACCTTCAGCTTCTTCATAACCTGATAGCTGCGCTAAATATCCGAAAGGATCATCTGTAGCTAACGTACCTTTTTTAAATTTATTAAATGCAAAACTAGATGCTGTCTTAATATCTATAATTTCTCCATCAATTTTACAATCGATGTGTCCTTTAATACCATTAAGTTCTACTTCTTTTTGTTGATCTGTAGCTTTATGGCCAGCAAACTCAATTAAAAATAAAAGAACTTCTTCCAGAATATGACCATACAAAAACTTAATAGGCAAGTAAGGTTCTTCTGAAGTATTTTTACCAGTGTTGTACTTTATATCGTACCACATTCTTCTAGCTGGCTTACCTATATTTGACATTCTAATATTTTTCTTAGTAACATCTTGCGCTTTAGCCCAGTGCCTTAAAACATTTTTCATGCTTTCACCAAACTTTTCTATTAAATCCTCAGAAATTTTTAGTGACTTATTGTTTAACAACGGATTAATACTATCGTAAATGTCTTCAACTATGTTCATTTTCTATGCCTTATAAATCTACACTTACGTGTAACTGAATTATAATGGAGATACTGCACACTTAACTTTTTTTGTAAAGGTGTCTTTGCAGATAGCCTACCATCTTTATAAGATTTAACATCTATTAAAATAACTTTACCTTCTGGATCTAAAGCTATAATATCGATAGGCCCTGTACAACCACAATTTTTAAATACATGGTAGCCATTATCCCACAACCATGTAATAGCATAATGCTCTGCTAAATCTCCTATTCTACTTGGATCATGTTTAGGTTTTCTATCTGATATTTTAATAGGTTTCATTAGTGTGTTTCACTCCAGTTATTTCCTATTTTATACTCACCATCTAAAGGACAGCGTAAGTTAAATACGTCAGTAACTTGTCTAATAGCTTCTACACCTGCTTCACCTACTACAGTAGCATACTCTTCTTTAACTTCCAACTGCCACTCATCATGGATGTTAGCTACAAAATAAGCAGGATAGTTATTCTCTTGTATAATATTGTTTAATATTACTAATGCTTGCTTCATTACAGCAGCTCCTGCCGATTGTAATAAAGTATTTAATGCAGCATGTTCGTGCCTTATCTTAACTTTTCTACCGTCTAATCCTTTGAGATAACCTTTTGATGATGCTCTTTCAACGCGCTCCTTAAGGTTTGCAAGTGCAGGAAGATTATAGAGAAAACGTCTTCGTAACGCAGCGCCTTCTCTTTTACTTCCTCCGACCACTGAAGCAATTCTAGCGTCTCCTGCTCCGTATAAGAATGCATAGATGAAAGTTTTAGCCTGATTTCTTGATTCAAGTCCTGCAAGTTTTTGATTTGCTGTGTGTATGTCTCCATTGAGAATTTCATTTGTGTACTCCTTATCATTCATGTAGTGAGCAAGCATACGTAATTCAAGACCACTAGCATCTATGCCTACAAGTTTATGTCCTTCTGGTACAACCCAACAACTTCTACAGTCTTTACCGTAAGGACTATATACCGCTGGTATCTGAGCCATATTAGGTTTTAAGTGTGACATTCTACCAGTAATTGTACCGTTAGAAATAGCATAGCCATGTACTCTATTGTCTTCTTTTAAATTTTTAAACCATGAATCTACTTGTGCTATTCTTTTTTGAAGTAATAAGTAAGTAGCAATTAACTCTGCTTCAGGTATATTTTTAACAGTAGCTAACGTACTTTCATCTACAATAGGCTGACCTGTAGGTGTAAACTTAGAAGGCTTCCAACCAAAGTCTTGGAGATACTCGCCTATTTGTTTACGAGATCCTAAATTAAATTCTTGAAGTTTCTTTCTATCAAAAGGCAACCAACGAGTTTCAATTGGTTTAGCGATTATTGAATTATACTCGTCTGTAGTTAAACCTTGTTTAGACAATGTACCGTCTTTCTTTTTCTTAGGCTTTACGGTCTTAAGCGTAATTAATTTAGGTTTAAAAACTTGTTGTACAGTCTGTTCAATATTTCTTTTGCGCTCATTTAAATCTGCAAGTAACAAAGAAGCTTTGTATTCATCAAATAAAAAGCCATGCTTTTCTTGCTCTTTTAAAATTAAAGATACTTCATGCTCTAAGTTAATAGATCTATGGTCAAAGTCTGCTAACTCTTTTAGTAACTCTTCAAACACTAAAGCATTTAGCTCTACATCATTAACACAATAGTCTAACATCTTTTGTGTATAGCCTGAAAAATCTTCTTGCTCCATAGAACCTTTTAAAAAATTTAATTGATAGCCCCAATGCTTTAAGCTATGCCCTCCACGTTCAGGATTAGCTAATCGTGATAAAACTAATGTATCAATTATTTTTTTATTTTTAAAATTAATATCTGTAAGCTTTTCTAATACAGGTATGTCAAACCCTAATATGTTATGCCCTATAAGTAAGTTGGCTTCTTTAATTAATTTTAAACCTTCATCTATATTGTCTGGTGAAAAAGCGTGTATCTTATTAGCGTCTAAATCTTTAGCTACTAAACACCAAAGCTTGTTTGCTTCTAAACCATCAGTCTCAATATCAAAAACTAATTTCATATTTTTTCCTATAAAGTAAGAGCCTTCCAAGAGTACTTAAGTTGTGGACATCTTTTAAATTCATCGTCAATCATCTTAGCTATTTCACGACATTCAAACTGAGCATCGTCGCTAGATCGTAACTTAACTACTCTAGCAAAAGCAACTAATGATCCTGTCCAAATCCATTCGGTCATCATAGACTGTGGCAAAACCATTCGTGCTTGCTCTGGTGCTACGCCGCTAGCAATCATGTTGTCATAAACAGCCTCGGCCTGAGTAACTAAGTCAGCATACTTTTCTTGGAATCTTGTATGCTCATCACCTACAAAAACTACATCCGATGAGCCTTG